AATTCCTTTTAGCGTCTCAACACAACAGCTTTTGCAGAGAGGGGTAGGTTGGTGGTTCTTGCTACTCCTTCTCTCCTTTTTGCAGAGGCTCAAGAACCAAAAGGAAAAAATTATGAGAGTTTGGACAAAAGCAGAAAGAGAGTCATTCGGCATAGCTTTTGAATACATAGCCCGCGTTGTAACAGTTACGTACACTACCGAAAAAATACACGAGATAAAAGTGCAAGACCGCGCCACAAAAAAAACTTCCCCCATTCCGCAACCTATTCGAGACATGTTTTTAAAAGCAGGTGTGCGAAAGATGCAAGAGATTTTTATGCCGTACAAAAAAGAGCAAGTGATCGACATGCTTGGCAAAAAGTTTCTTAACGACAAAATACAGCCGCAAGAGTATATTTTCGACGGGTTGTTGGTTATAGAGCCTATCAAGGTGGCTATGAGCAGCTATGCGCATTTTAGCGCAGGAGGAAGCGCATGAGTGCATTAAGAGAACTCAACCAAAGACCCATTGCGTACTACCCTATCTACCGCAAGATTACAGGCTCTACTACTGGCGGGATACTTCTCTCTTTTTTGGCGCAAGACTACGTTATACATAAACATAGCAGATTCTTTAGCAAGCATGATTTAATGATGCACACACAACTGACTATTTCCGAGCTTGAATCAGCAATGCAGAAAGTGGAAGTGTGCGCGGTAAAGACAAGCATGACCGATGAAAATGTTTTTATTCTTTTAAACAAAAGAAACAGTCAATGCGGATGCTTGTTCTGCGGATATCAAAAAACCTATCTCGATGAGCATCATTATCCTTTGCGAAAAAAAGATGGTGGAGTAAAAACAATACGATTGTGCGCTAATTGCCACAGAGAGTTTCATATGCACGCGGATTATAAGTTTGCATATATTTTGGATAAAAAAATCATTACAAAGCAATTTATTGATTTTGTAGAGGAGCTTGCAAGTGTCTAAGCTACTTCTTGACGAAAGTCCTCTCGTAATAATCCCATCTCTTGCTAAGAAGATAGGCTTAAATGAGGCAATAATATTGCAGCAAATACACTATTGGATACAGTCGTCCAAAAAGGTAATAAACGGTATAAAATGGACTTACAACACGTTTGAAGAACTTGAAGATCAGTTTCCTTTTTGGTCTCAAAAAACAATTAAAAGAACAATTTACAGTCTTCGAGATATGGGTTATTTGCTCATAGAAAATCATAGCGCAGACAAGAGAGATAAAACAAATTGGTACTCAATAAATTATGACCTTTTGTCGGATGGAAACAGCGAGAAAGATAGTGAAATTTGGTGTCCCGATGCATCGGGACAAAATGACCCGATGGAAGAGGACAAAATGACCCGATCTCATCGGGACAAAATGACCCGATGTAATATAGTAAAATCTTTGACTGAGAATACTACTGAGAATACTACAGAGAAAAAAAATATAAAAAAAGATTTTTCGTTTTCGCTAAAAAAGCTCACGCAGCTTGAAAACACGTCGCAAGAGTATCAAGAGAAGCTTCGGGCTTACGCAGTCGTTAAAGACGGAGGATATAGTTACGAGAGCTTCTTAAATCACCATCTAGCAAAGAAATCAGGCTTTGCAGATTGGAGCAGGGCTTATAACACGTGGCTCCAAAACACTCAAAAATTTAACAAAATTGATCCCGCTAAATACGTTCGCAAAATCGAACACCCTACGCTCCCGAACGTGTACGCAGCTTACGATGCAAACGTAGCCTACGATGCCGATACGCTTACGTGCCTCGGAGAGTTTCGTATGATCGAGAGAGAGCCGACGCAAGAAGAGATCGAGGCGATGTATAGACAAGAGCAAGCTTATAGCACGCAGCAAGAAGCACCCGCGCAGCGAAGAGACGTTAGCGGGCTTCTAGGCGGTTTGGCGCAAGGGGTGCGAGTATGAATAAAGAGCAGATGAAAGCAAAAATCTATCAAATTCAAAGCATGGGGAAAATTGAGCTTGCAGAGTTCTTACGCAAAGTCGAACTTAGCCTACTCAGCCCAAAAGACAAAACATACCTATTGCGCGCCGTTGAGGTGCGCATGGGGGAGCTAGACCCAGCAAGCGCACTCGTGGAGGGTGGAGAGCTTACGGCGTCGGAGGCGAGAATATGAAGAAGATTTTTAGCTTTCAAGTGTATGTTAAGCCCGTACCCGCATCAAGACCGCGTGTAACGAAATTCGGAACATACAACGCAAAGGCATATTCGGATTACAAAAAGATGCTTACGCAATTTGCGAAGCTTGCAAAGAGCGCACAAAAGAGCGATCAGCCGCTTGCGATGAAGTGTCGCTTTTGTTTCGAGGTTCCAAAATCATGGAGCAAAGTCAAAAAAGCGAGAGCGTATTATCACACGAGCAAACCCGATTTAGACAATCTAACAAAAGCGCTCAAAGATGCGCTTAACGGAGTTATCTATGTGGACGACTCTCAGATATGTTTCTTGGATGCAAAGAAGCACTACGGCGAGCGTAGCTATGTTAAGTGTGAGGTGTATGAGCTATGCGACTAAAACTATTACGATACGCGCATTTAAACGACTTCGTTATCGGCGCAGAGATCAACGAGATGGATGAGGTTGTAGGTTATATCGTATGCGATCGAAACATGGAGAGATATTCGCGCGAGTGCTTTGAGTCGCCCGCGCTTGCGATCGCTTGGGCACATGATAATTTCAGGGGGGTGGAAGCATGAAAAAGGTTTTTAACACGGAAGAGATGAACGACTTGATAAAGACGTTTGCGGTCGATACATGGGTGTTTCACGCGCCAACGCAAACCGTCTCAAAAGTTTTTATTGGTTGGGAGGGAACGATAGAGCCTTTTGTGCAGATCGGAGACTTTGATAAGGACAACTACAAAATTTTGAGTGATGATGAGGTTATGGAGGTTGAGGCATGAAATTACTCACGATAAAGCAAGAAAAATTCGTACTAAAGTATTTTGAGTGCGGGAACGCTTCGGAGGCTTATAGACACGCGTATGATGCGGCGAAGATGAAAGATGAGACGGTATGGCGAAAGGCACAAGAGCTTCTAAAAAACGGCATGGTTACGGCACGGTTGGGCAAGCTTCGGGCTAAAGCGGAAGAAGAAGCAGAGTGGAACGTGCAAAAAGTTTTGAAGCACTACACGGAAGTGATCGAGATCGGATTAGGGCGCAAAGCTTCTAATCACATAGTTACGGAGCAGGCGGGCGAGGGCATATCAAACACTCTTGAAGTAGAGATGTGCGATACAAACCTGCCCGCGGTTAATGCGGCTTTGACGAGTATAGCCAAACACCTTGGCATGTTCACGCAAAAAGTTGAGGTTACGGGCGAAATAAGTCTTAAAGATTTCGTTCGGGAACTACACGAGAACATAAGCAAGCAAGAGAGCGAACGTGATTGAGAAACAGATTTTGACGCGTTGGGCGCTTAGTATCGAGAAATTTGTGGACGAGTGTTTGTTTCGCGGCGAAAAGCGCAAACCCTCATCGCAGCAGCGACGCGTGCTGCAAGACATTGACGCAGGGAAGAGCGATATTTCGATCAAGTCGGGGCATGGTACGGGTAAAACCTCTCTTTTGTCTTGGGTTATTTTGTGGGTTGGTTTATTCAAGTACGACGCTAAAATCCCGTGCACAGCACCGACAGCTCCGCAGCTTGTTAGACTACTTCTTCCCGAAGTGCGGAAGTGGCGTGAAAAGTTACCCAAAGAGCTTAAAGAGGCGGTTATCGTTAAAAACGACAGCGTAGCGTTTAGCACGGGCAACATAGCCGTAGCGCGCACGGCACGTAAAGAGGCTCCAGAGGGATTACAAGGGTTTCACGCGACCTATTTGTGTTGGATCATCGACGAAGCGTCGGGGGTGCCAAATACAATTTTCGAGGTCATAGAGGGATCGCTCACGGGTGAGAAACACTTGCGCCTCTTAACCGCCAACCCTACGCGCACGGACGGCTATTTCTACGACTCACAAAACAAGCACCGACACCTTTGGAGGTGCCACACATTTAACGCAGAAGAGAGCGAGAACGTATCGAGAGAGAGTATCGAGCGTAAGAAGCTTGAATACGGCGAGGACAGCGACGCATACCGTGTTCGTGTGCTTGGGCAGTTCCCGCGTACATCAAGCGACGCGGTGATCCCGATGTGGTTAATCGAGGACGCAATCAACAGAGAACATGGGGATATTAACACCTACGGGGCGGAGGTATGGGGGCTAGACTACGCAGACGGCGGCGATGATAAAACATATCTTGCAAAGCGCAACGGCAACGAGTTTTACGCGGTGGAAGAGTGCGATTTGCAGGGGTCGCATAAGCAAAGCGCGACAGCTGCATGGTTGGCGATGCAATACAACACCGCAAAGCGTAAGCCAAAGGCTATTTTTGTGGATGCGATAGGCGAGGGGAGCGGGTTGGTATCGAGATGCAGGGAGAGCGACTTATCTCACTTGCCCGTGATCCCCGTAAAAGTATCGGAGCGCGCCGTGCGTGCGGATATTTACTTCAATAAGCGTGCCGAACTCTACTACAACCTCAAGGCGGTTTTACAAGACGGCGGGAAGATTGTGGATGACGGGATACTCATAGGTGACTTGTCGGCGCAGCGTTTTGTGTTGTCGGAGCGCGGCGGACTGTTGCAGCTTGTCGCAAAAGATAAGATCAAAGAGCTTTTAGGGAGGTCGCCCGACAAAGGGGATGCAGCTGCTTTATGTTGCGCGCAGGTGGTCGTTACACCGCACGAGGTCGAGAGAGAGATGGAAGAGCGAATTTTACACGAGGAGGTTTCGGAATATGGAAGTTGGTAACGAGGTGAGAACGAACGAGGTGAGTGCGTGGTTTTTGATAAACATAATTTTTGAGGGTAATGGGCAACGGGCTTTGGACGTATCGAGGCAATTCGCAAGATCGTCGTACACACTTACGCCGACAACCGTGGAGCGATATTTGATCCGCGAGCAAATCAAAGACGGAGACAGCGATGAGAAGATAGTGCAAGATTTAAGCAGGGACGGGCACAAGATTAATATCGACAGAGTGAAGCGTATTCGTGATGAGATGCGGCAGGGCAAACACGGCGAAGAATACAAAATCAACATGAAAGGAACACGGATAGATGGATAAAGTAGATATGGCGGTGCGAGCCGAGATTATCGCGTTGCGCGACGATGCAATCGCAGGTTTTACGAGACACAAGGAGGACTTCATACGCTTAGAGCACGGGTATCTAAACATACTTAGCGAGAAGCAGCGTTTAAGTCTTACACAAAGGAGAAAATCGACACTTACGCCGAACCTCATTTTGCCCAAAGTGCAGATGGTCGTGAGAGACGTAATGAAAGCGTTTTTTAGCAACGACGAGCTTGCCGACTTGGCGGTGGAGAACGGCGCGGAGGAAGAGGACGAGAGAGTAAACGAGATACTTATCGAGGAGGTTAAGGACTACAGCAGAGAGACAAATTTATATCTCAAAACTAAGCCCATTGTGCGCAACATCCTTATCTACGGCACGGGCATCTCTAAAGTGTATTGGAGCAGCGCAGAAAACAGCGTAAAAATCGAAGAGTGCAAGCTTGATACGGTGTTTGTCGATCCTTACGCACCTAGCGCAAGCGATATTAGGTTTCTCGTGCATCGAGTAGGCTCCATGACTATCGCGGACATGAAGCGCCAATACAAGAAATTTGAAGTCGATTGGGCGGCGTACGTTGATGATAGTTTGATCGGAGGCAATCAATCGACAGACACGGAGATCGGGGATTATCAACGCATCGAATTTTTCGAAGTGTATCGCAAAAAAGCGGGGAAATGGTACGTTACTACAATTTTAAACGACGACACTATTTTGCGTCTTGACGTGCAGCTCAAAGACGGCTTACCGTTTATAGTGGGCACTATAGACCCGCAGTTTGTAACGCTCAACGAACCCGTGCCGCCCGTGAGAGCATACGGGTCAAGCTTTATCGCGCCGCTGCTTCCGATACAAGTCGAGAACACGATCAAGAGAAATCAACAGATCGACGCTACGGATGTGCAGTTAAATCAAAGATTTATCGTCACAAAGACGAGCGGATTGAGGGAAGACGACCTCTTATCAAACCGAAAAAAGATTACGGTGGACGACATTAACGGCATCCGAGAGCTTCCAATCCCGAGACTGAACGACTCTATATTCGACACGCAGCAACTAGCACACGAAGCCGAAGAGATAAGCGGGGTTACAAAATTCACGCAGGGCTTAGACAGCGGCGGGAAAGAGAAGACAGCGCGTGAAGTCATGGCGCTTCAATCGCAAGGGTCAAGCGTTACGGACGACATAAACAGGGCGTTTAACGAGGCGTTTTATAGACCGTTGGTTCGTCGTATCGTAACGCTCATATACAAGTACAAAACAAGCCCGAGATTTGTCGGGATAGATCGAAAGCGACCTCTCAAACAAAAGATTACGATCAATGTAGGCGTAGGCTCAACAAACAAAATTCTTGCGCTTGAGAACAACGACAGCGCAATCGCTACGACCAACACGGCGATACAGACTTTTATGGGGCTACAGGACATGCAGCGCGTGCAGCGATACGCGATCATATTGGACACTCTCATCGAAGAGAAGCTAAAACTTCTAGGTCAAAACAGCGTTCTTGATCGCGTTGAAGCAGAAGAAGAGAAACAGGTGAAAATGCAAGAAGCGCAGGCGCAAATGCAGGCTATGCAACCCCAAACGCAAGGAGGTATCGCGTGATAAGCGAGACACTTTTAGACGACGATTTTGATACAAGTATCAGAAAAACAAACGAGGTGAAGCTTTTTGAGCTTCAAAAAAAGTTATCACACTTTAATCAACTTATCGAGGAGGTAGAACGGTTCAAAACAAGCAACGTGTATTCGCTCTTAAAAAGCGAATTTGAGAAAGAATACCAAAGGTATTTTAGGGAAGCGACAAGCACGGATGAGGCGCACATAGCAAAAGCAAGCCTAGACAAAATGAAAGGCGTAGGCTTCTCAATGGGTGCCCTTGATCGCATTGGTACGGGCTTGGCGGATGAAGCGGATGCGCTTATGGAAGATATTAAAAGCTTAGAAACGGAGATTTAAAAATGTTTTACAAAAAAAACAACAGCGACGTCGTAGTCGGATTATTGTCGGAAAATAAGAATACGGTGACGATTAAAAACGTCAAAACGGGACACAAGGGGATTATGGACAAGGAGGCGTTTGAAGCTTCATATACGAAGTATGATGCAGCGGGGGCGGCTCCAAAGGATGAAACTCCAAAGGATGAAACTCCAAAGGATGAGGCAGTAGGCAAAGAGGAAGAGCAAAAAGACGCTCAAATTAAACCAAATAACACAAACAAAAAATAAGGGGAAAACATGCAAGCACCGATGATGATGGATGAAACACAAGGGCAACAACCACAAGGGCAGATGATGCAACAACCGCAAGACGAGGTTACTTTAGCTAAACAGGCGTTAGGATTGGATCAGTATGAGCAACAAATGCAAGCTACACAGGCACAAATGCAAGCGATACAGACACAATTGCAAGAGTCGGCTACAAAAGTTATGTTTAACGAAGTCGGTTCCGCGAATAAGGATGTCGATCCCTCCTTAGTGCAAGCGGAATTACAGAAGATAGAGCAGTCAAACCCGCAGCTTGCGCAAACGCTTCGCGGAAGTAAAGAGGGTATCGACATGCTTTTTAAGAAAGTATTGGCGGAAATGAAGCCGAGCGAAGAACCCGACGAGATTACGGACAGCGGCGACGCGGGAAGTAATGCAAACTCAAGCATAGACAAAAAGATCAACAACGGCACGGCTTCGGAGGTCGATCTTGGCGATTTTATTTTAGCAAACGCATAAAACTCACATAAACCCGCAAATTTCCTCAAAACACTATTAGTTTAGGGGTGCTCTCTTTGTAAGAATTTGGAAATCATAAAAATTCTTACGGGAGAGGACAAGAAACATGATTACTACATTGAACAACACGGTTAGTCAAAAGCCGAGTATAGTCGATGCGATTATCAAGCAGGGTGTCGGTACGGCTCCTATTCTCAAACTTATCAGTTCGGGAAATTTGAGCGCGCCTAAGCACTCTTGGATCACGGATCGCTATGCGGACGCTAAAGACAATGCGCATCTTGAAATTTCGGATTTGGGAGCAACACCAGCGCCTACAAAACAAAAGCACGAGAACGTTGCGCAGATCATCAAAAATGAGTTTGGCTTATCATCACGTGAGCTACAAATGAGCCATTACGGCGGGAAAGAGTGGGCATATCGTGTAGGTAAAAACGGGAAAGAGCACCTCAAAGATATTGAGTACGCAATTCTTGGTTTGGGGCACGCGGGAGGCGTTGAAAGCACGTTTGTTGAAGCTACGGACATGGTTGCGCCACGTATGGCGGGACTTTTTCACTATGTACCTACGGAGCAACGCTACACACCAACGGGATACGACCCCGCAGACCCCGCGAGCTTTAAAGATTTGACTATGGATGAGTTACACTTTTTCCTTGAGCCGCTATGGAAGCGCGGAGCGATGGAAGATGAAACATTCCTTTGTTTGATCGGAAGCAAGCTTAAAAACAAAGTGAACAACTTTGCAAAAGACTACATCATCAAGCAAAACGGCGACAAGCGTTTTGATCCGACGATTACCGAGATCGTGACGGACTTCGGAAACATCAAGTTTCAACTACACCGCCACTTCGCAGGTGCAGAGCTTGGGGATAAACTTCTTGCAGGTAAGTTTAAAGAGGCGCGCGCAATGTACGTTTCTAAAACAGACTTTACGGAAGTTCCAACGTCAAAAACGGCTAAATTCGGGCGCTACTACACCGACCTTTCGCTAGAAGTTAAAAACGGCGACAAATTCGCGTCGGCAAAAGGTTTCAAATAGTATGCAATATCTTGAGCTAAAGAAATCTGTTTCAGCGATTTTGCGGGGTGATAACTCCAAAACGGAAGAGCTGCTCACGACCGATAATTCTTATCTCAAGATGGCGATACGCGACGTATGTATGCGAACTATTCCGAAGCGTCTTATCTCCAAATGGGATGAGACGAAAACGGACGTGTTTCGCCGCATATACAGCACGCTTGAAGAGGATGTTGAGTTGCGGTACTCACACCACTACATCAGGCTCCCTATCGTCTCTATTGCAGACGACGCGGAGATTGATATGGATGAGGAGCTTACGCAAGCCCTCATCTTCTTCATGTGCAGCTATATATCAAACAAGAAAGACACAAATTACGTAAAGAGCGCCGAAACAATCATCAATCTGTACGACTCTACGGCGGTGGATATTGAGCAATACAGTTTGTAATTGCGAAGACCTCAAAGCCCTTATGGAGCTTATGGCGGAGAGCATTAAAGAAAAGATCGCGCAAGAGATGCAAGCAAACAACGAAAAGCTTGTTAGCGACATAACGGCAGCGCTTTTACAGGCTACACAAAGCTCTAACTCATAGAGCGTTTAACGAAAATTCTATGAGGTAGAACCTCAAAAAAATCAATACAAAAGGAAAATCACATGGCAGACAATGTGACCACAGAACAATTAGAATTAGCGTTGCAGCAACTAGCTAATCAGATGGGTTTATCGACGGTTGAGTATGTTCAATCGCTTGGTTATGAAACAGTTGCAGAAGTGCAAGCAAAAGTAGATGCGCTTCAAACGCAGATCGACGCAATCGTAACGATCGACGAAAACGACGGTGTTGAGACACTAGCGGAAAAAATCGAACTTCTTAACGCTCTTTTAGCAGCAGAAGAGGGGGCAACACAAGAGATTTTAACGCGTCTCACAAACATTGAGACGGCAATCGCAGGGCTTGCGGACATTGAAACACGTTTAGCGGCTTTAGAGGCAGGCGATGCGGTAAGCACGGACGTTCAAGCGGCAATCGACGCAGCAAAAGCGGAAGCGATCACTACGGCGGCAACTTACACGGATGCAAACGTACTTAAAGCCTCTTCGATGGATATTTGTTTGATCGCAAACAGTTTTAGAGCGGGCTTAGGTTTGGCGCTAATTGATTGTTCGGCTCAAGCAGGCGGCGGTGAGGGTGGAGACCCAGAGGGTGGAGACCCAGAGGGTGACGGGTTCGTAATCTAACAACCACCAAATAGGTACCAAATAGCCACCAAAGAGCAACCAAATAGGTACTAGGCTTTGGTGGTAAAAAAGGATAAATATGTACACAAAAAAGAAAGGTTTTTTGAAGTTAGGCTTCAATACGGCAAATCTTGTTTACGGCGACGTAACGCCCGACGACAACGAGAAAAGACGCTTGGTCGAGACGGTCGTATTGTCGGCTTTTAACACAAGTTCAAACACGGCAGCACCAACCGTATTTTTTAGATTAGACCCGATCACGGGTTCGACTGATCCGATCATGTATATTGCAAAATTCAAAGTTAATCTTGGAACAGACATACAGGTACACAACATTAACCTTGTCGTCCCCGAAAACTATAAATTTCGCGTAGTGTGCTCTAGTGCAGGTGATTATTTGGCGGTAAACGCCACATACGTGGAAATGCCACATCAAACTTTAGGAGAATAAAAAAATGGCTTTGTACAAAAAAGAGGTCGTAGTGAGACCAAACTCAACGGCAACGTATGAGCAGGCAATCGCAGCGACGAGAAGCGTTGTAAACGGTTTTCAAAATGCAGCTTCAAACAGCAACGGAAGCGGCGGTTTTGTGGATTTTTTCTTTGCGGATTTGTTCGACTCAAGAGACGGAAACGTTTATCGTGTGTTTAGCGACGCATGTGCAACGGAGTATTCTATGCCTACGGAAGCAGGCGGCTTGATTAAATACGACATTGTAAACAATGCGGTAATCGAAGATCACGAGACAAGAATTGAGGTGTTGGAAACAACTAGCGGCGGCGGCACGGAAGCCTATGTAATTGATTAAAAAAGGGAGATAAAAAAATGTTAAACATGTTTATGAGATCGGAAAAAGAAGCACCTCTAACACACGAGGAGATGGATACAAATCTAAACAATATTTCGAGCGCGGTAAAAAGCTTTGGGCAAGCATCACTTGCAAATAACTATTCGCCGATTATCGGGTATCAAGTGTGCAACCTTGACGATGGAGAGGACTATATCGTAGTCAAAGCTCATGTTATCGGAAAAGGTTTTATGAGCGCTACATACAAAGTCGTGTTTGATGGAGTGAGCTATGTAGCTTCGCGCGTTGAGTCGGAAGTACCTGCGCGAGGAGAACCCGCAAGCGTAATTATTCAATTTTGGGATGGCAACGTAGCCGAGGTTCTCTTAGGTCTTGAGTACGGTAGCACGGATCGCTTCTTTTCATCTGTTCAAAAATTCACACGCTCACAAATGCTTATGATCAACGAGGAAGCTGTTTTGTATGAAGCTCCGATGCAGTCATAGGGGTGTTTTATGCCTTACATTGAAAGCGGCTATGTAGATAGCGGGTATTTTGAGGGAGACGGTGGTACATTGAGCGTATCAAGCGTGAAACATTTTCGCGTGGACGTAAAAAAAACATCCTCAAAAACAAAAGAAGAGGTGCTTAGTCTTGCCGAAGCAGAGGTGGAAGCAAGACAGGCTCAAGCGGGGGATGCGGTAGCAGTATATGCAGACGTTTACGACGCGCGCGATAAAACGATCACGCGTATTTTCTCAAACATTGCAAAAAGTGCGGGCTTTGGAGACGGGAACATCCCGTTTGGGGGAGACGTAGAACAAGTAACGCAAGAGATCACGAACGCAACTACGGCTTTAGCTCAAGAGATCACGAACGTAAACAACTCTTTTGCTCAAGAGATTACGAGGGTGGATGGTATGTTTCAAACGGCGCTCAAGCCAAAACTAAGACTTGTTAATCCGTTTGATGCGCTTGTTTTAGACACAGAACTTACGGCAAACGAAAACGTATATACGTTCAATTTCGACACGTCAGCTATTGGTAACGGTGATTACACCCTAGAGATCAGTTTTGAGCCAACGGAGGCAGAAAATGGCTAAGGGTATAGCGCATAAAAGCAACGGGGTTTTAACCCCCGTTACGCATCAGGAAGATGATAATATCGCATACGAGGTAAAGCACGGAGAGATCGCTGCTACGCCAAAAATACCACTCTTTGAAAAAGTAAAGGGTACGGTTACTGTAAAAAATCCACTCGATCCACTTGAGGAAAAAAGTTTCACAGCTACTTTAACAAAAAGCATAAAAGGGAAAACAGATAGGTTTAAAGAAATTGATCCCGATACAAACGAAATTACGGAAACGGAAGTTGTTATTTATGAGGAAATTTTCGCTTTAGATTTGGATACCCCTTTTGCTGCAAAGCCCGTAGTAGCGAAAAAATCAGATATTGACATGGTTGCGCTACAAGCAATTTTCCCCGTAGAGGATTATGTTTTCGATAAAAACTACATCATGTTTGAGATCGAAAGCTTACAGTATGTTTTACCATACTTTTACGACAGAGCAGCAGGCATGGACAGTTCGGAGTTATCCGCATTTATGAAAACTGATATTTGGATACAGCAAGAGAGCGTAAGAGGCGTTTTGCGTGCAGGTTATATTGGGCTTGTTGGTGCATACGGAAAGACTCACAGATTTTACAGACTATTTGGTAAGACCGATGCTTCATTTACGATGCACAGAATGATGCAAATTTTCAATGAGGCAAAATACACGCTGCACCCAGAAGATCGCTTTAAAAATGATGCCTACTACATAAACATGACCAACCCGTATTCAGACGGAGATCATTATGATTTGCAGATTGTTTTTTTGTGGTACGATGTAGAGTTCGTAAAATATTTACAGAATGGAGATGAAAACGATCAAGCTTTAGAACTTCTTGACTACTTGTATCAAGAGGGGAAAATATGGGCAGAGGCACCAGATCCCGAACAGCAAAAGCATCCTTTATTTAGAAACGAGGTAAGAATTGCTGCTTGTGGGTTTACTCACTATCATAATGAGGGCATATTTTATGAGGCATCGCCGCCCGTTTATGAGGGCAATTGGGATGATGACGAAGTCGTTAATAGGTATTGGTTCGGAGCCTATGATTTAGTTTCAAAAATAGCGCAGCAGCAGGAGATGAAATTTTCTTTTTACAACATAAATCAAGATAAATACTATGTGCCAACGCCGTATGCTTCGATGCAAATACCTATAAAAAGATTGGATGAAATGCTTGCTAAAGGCATGGTAATTGGTGTTAAAGCAAACAAAATCCCTTATGGATTTACAGAAGAAGCATGGTTTTTAGCTTTAAACGGTGCAATTTACACGGATAGCACTTTCAAAAGCGTAGGCGGACGCGTAGAGATCGTAAACGGAAGATCAAACTTAGAAAGCCACGACGATGAGTCTTTTAGGGTTTGGAAAAAGCTTGGTAACGACATTATAAGCGGTGGTGTTTACGATAAAACTACGAACGTGTTGCTCAACCCTAGTGAGTATGGCTATTTGTACCCAATGATAGTAAGGCATCTTGGTAGTAATGCAGTTGTAAAAATTGAAGAAAACGGTTTTTCGTTGAGCAATAACATAATCAGCGGAACCGCATCAAGGGTTAGTGTTGTTAAAGAATTTGCAAGTTATGGATTTGCCCATATTCCTACAATTTCCTTGAGTATTGAGACTCCAAAGGTTATAGAAGTAGGTTGGAAAACAAAAACGCAATATGCAGTCAGCGGTACTATTTCAGAGCATTGGATTGATTATTTACGCGGCGGAATTATAGGCAAAAGCTTCAATAACAAAAACTATGAAGTTGATATTGCAAGCATTGACGCTTACTTCGACCCTGCGATAGATTTTATATCAGGTGCAAGAAAAATTGACGGGCGAATAACGCCTCAAGGCGTTTTGGCTCAAACAAAAAGCGAAGACAAATTACTGCTTCTTAGAGAGTTGTTATCGTATTCGGAATATCACGACGATTTTGCGGGGAGTTATGTTTCTTTCGTGTCAAACATAATGAATTACGACCTAAAGCGGTCGGCACTAGAGGAGGACTTCGATTTAACAACCCTCAAGCTTCAAATTGACGGGAACGTAATATCTGTACCTATGCAAAATCCCGCGATTGTGGAATTGAAGCAAATGGCGCAAGCGGTTTATCAGAAATTAAAATCGGAAGCCTCTACGCACTTCCCCGAAAGTTGTGCAAAATATGCGGCTTATCAGGTGTTTGCAAGCAATGTATCGCGCCTTGATATTTCTCTTTGGAGTATAGGGCATGTACTTATGGAATATCACGAGGATTGGCATTGTAGATTTTACTACGATGGACAGCCAATTTTAACTTATGTTTACAGCATTAACGACAGCGTTTTTTCATTGTTTGATGAAAGCGGCTACCATCCTGTTGATTGCACTCTCACAGCCCTAGAAGAAACTCCATACCAAACAGACGAAGCGGTTGCGGTGATGCAAAATTTCGTATTTAACCTAGACGGTTCGGTAGAGTTCGACATATCGTTTGAGTCTCTTGAGACGGGCGAGCCTATAGCAAAACCCGATTTTGTAAAATATATAAATCTAAACAACGGCGTTGCGCTTTTTGGAGGTGAATAATGGCTAAGTATGAACAAGGCAACTACATTGTAGAGACCTTGAGCGGCGGCAGGGTAAGAGTTTATCCAAAATATGCAAATGTTGCATCCATAAAAATAGGAGTGAGCAACTCATTTTTTACGCTTGGGCTAGAGGATATAAAAAACGCAACCACTCCCCCCGTTTTTAAAAACGTAATAAGAGACGATACAGAGGCGAGAGCGGGGTATTGGTTTGCAAGCCCGTTGGATGCGTACACATACGGCGATAAGCCGTGTTATGAAACATACAGCGGCGAGGCTATAACAACCAACGCAGACGGAGTGAAGTATAAGACGCTAACGGGATACAAAAAGCACCTTTTGGATTGGGAAATATACGAGGCTTCGTTTGATATACGCCTTATTTACCACGATACGGGGCGTACAATGTGGAATAGTTCTCCACAAAAAGTTGTTTTTCCGTCGGGGATTTTTGCACCAGAAGCTCCAATAAATGCGAACTCAAAACTCTTTTTCTCGGGTAGGGGTACGGCTTTTTATTTCAATAGAAATATAAACGGATTTGATGTTTACGACCTTAGAGATATAAAACAAAGCCCGTCATATAAGGCATCGCCGTCGGAGTCGAACGCTTTAATAAGTGCTTTAAATCAAGCTATTGACGACCTTATATCCGAAAACTATTTAATGAGAGAGGGCGAGGTTGCTTTAGCAGTCGAGGGGTACGCAAGCGGCAATAATGTACTTGTAAGGCTTAATAACGGAATGGTTTTAGAAATCGTATATTCGCAATCGCCTCAAGAAACAAAAGTTATCTACAAAGAAGTTCTCCCCTACACTAGAGCCATAAGAATTACGGACGGTGTTGTAATTGAGGCTCAAACGCAGTTTTGCGTCGGTTCTGATGGAGAACTTGCCTACGGAACACCTAGTCATGCTCCAACGGCATTTAGCGGGTCAGTCACAACGGGCTTGTCGTTCGGTGGAAAATTAACTTTCAACGGGCTTATTGCTGGTTCGGGTATAGCAACGTCGATCCCGACACATTGGTGCCACATAAACAACGTAAATGTTGCTAATTACAATTGGGTTCAAAACAACCTAGGCGGATACATTGAAAACTACGGATCGGATCAATGCGGCGAAAAACTTTTGTCCATTGAAACAGCAAGATACTCTTTTTCAAAAATTGCAGGGTTCGGAGGCGGTGTTTTTTCGAGCGACGTAAGCGAATTTGGCATGGTGTCCACAAGCACAAAAGACGTTTTAAGCGCAAACAAAATACCGTTATCGCAAGGCTTGGCTAATGCTCTATTGGCTACGCAATCAGGCGAAAACACAAAAGTTGCGCAGGCGTTTAAAAAAACACTTTCGGATCACCCTATGCACCTAAAACAAGACGGCGCAGACGACGCAACGGGTTTGATAGTAGTAATTCAAAAATCAGAATAAGGAAAAACAGATGAGAAAGTACAATGTAAATCAAGAGTTCAACGTAGTTGTCTCCACCAAAGCTACCCTTTACGGGGCTTTGGCGGGAGATTTTGAGGTGTATTACGCACCTACGAACAACCTCACAAACAGAACGTCGGTTGCGGGCGGACTTACGGAAGCAGTCGAGACAATCGACACGCCAAACACCGCTACGCTTGCGGCAAGTGCAGCATACGGCTCACAGCTTCTTATGGCTCAATCAGGGCATACAATTGAAGCGGGCGACGTGATCGAGTACGCTACGGGCAAAATGGCTTATGTGGCGAAAGTTGTCGGAGAGAAAATCTATCTAAGAACCAAACTACAAACGGGCGTAGCATCAGGCGCTACGATCACGCAAGTAGGAAACACGGGGCTTTACAATACGGTTGATTTTTCGATCCCGTCAATCGGCGAGTATCTCGTAACTATCGAAGCGCCCGAATACGGCATTATGGTTGAGAGTCGTGTAGGTATCGTCGAAGAGAGTGAGGCGACACCGATCGACGGCGACGCTCCTATCTATTCAGAGATCGCGGTAGCATACTAGCATGGTTGTTAGAGTAGATACCACAAACCTTACAAAGGGGCTTGATTTTAGCGTTATCGTCCATACGGACATAGAGCCTACGGTATCGCTCTACGGCTTCAACACTTCGACCCACGAGGTTGAGGTGTTGGACTTTAATCCATCACAAGAGGGGGCATTTTGGAAATTTTCTTCAAAAGCCCCTTATTTTGACGGATTTGTATTAGCTACAATTAACTCAAAGTCGATTTTGGCGAAAAAGGTAGGCTACCCCTTGCCTCACTTCGTTATCGGGCATAAAGCGGGCTACACGGTTCCGTTTGAGGTGTTTGATTTAAGCGGGGTAAAGACAAAAGAGGGGAGCCTTGCGAGGATTATTGACGGGTTTTACTACACGCAGCTTGATTACGATATGTGTGTGGTGAAAACTTTAAACAAGAGATTTATCGTCAAAAACGACACGGGCAAGCTTGCCTACGATGTGAGCCTTGGCGATGCAACTCTTGGGGATGTTACACTCCCCGAGTACGACCTTGGATCAACACTTGGGGAGGCGACGCTTGCGGATATACAACTTAATGAAATTCATACGGATGCGGTCTTGGCGGACGCAACGATAACGGGGTACTAGATGGATTACGAAATTTTACGCGAAACGCTTAGGATTACGCTTGACGAAGTTGCTTTTAGGAAAGACGAAACCACGGGCGACAATATATCAATCGTGCATAAGTCGCAAGAAGATTTGAAAGCATATCTTGAAGAAAACACTTCAATAAGCGACGATGAAAAAGCAAAATACTATTCAAAATTTCTTACCGACATTGTAACGGGCGTGACGATACAAGCGATCAACGTAGCAGGGCAAGCGCCCCTTATGGACGCACAAATCGACACGCTTCGGGCGGAAACGGCTCAAAAGATTATATCAATGCAGAACGAGGATAAGGCGCGCATGAACGATAGCGCGGTGAACGTTGCAAAAGCAAAAGCAGATATAGAGTCACTCATCCCCGCACAAGTATCAAAGATCAACGCAGAGATCGCCGCGCTTGCAAAAGATGCGGAACTTAAAGCAAAAGAGATCGCAATCAAAGAGGCGGAATTACCTCTTATGCAAGCGCAAGTTTTAACCGAACAGCAAAAAGTTTTAGCGATGCAAGCTGAAACGGCGCTCAAAGAGGCGGAACTTCCGATAAGAGAGAAGCAGCTTGAAATAGAAACTTCAAAGCTTGAGTTGATGGAAGCAGAGATGGAAATAAAACTTAAAGAAATCCCTCTCAAAGAGGCGCAAGTTAAAATCGCAGAGCAAGACGTAAAACTCAAAGAGAAACAAGTGGAGCTTACGGGGGCAGAAATCAAGCTCAAAGAAAAAGATCAAGACCTCAAAGAGCAAGAGCTTGACAACATGCGCGACATGATGGGATTTGAGAAAGATAAAATCATGATAGCACTAAAAGAACTAGAGCTTAAAACGGAAGAAACAAGAGGGCGGCTAAAGCTAACCGAGGCGCAATCGAGACTTACCGAACAACAAGCCGATGCCGTAAGGGATAGCTTGGAGTTACAAAAAGAGATCGAAGAAGCAAGAAATGAAAAAGACATATCGGTAGCGGAAATTTATGTAGGAGCAAAAGCATGATATTTGATGATTTAGTTGCATACCTCAATCAGGAGATGCGAAATGAAACTGTTAGAAAGTTTGTGGATAAACACGGTATGACTCCCGAATATGTAACGGATCACGAGGCATACGCTCAAGACCCTAGTACGGTTATGGGCGATATAAAAAAATACGTTTCCCCGACGACGGTTTACAGCGACCCCGCAAATATCGCGTCCGTTGTTTACGACGAGATGGTTCGCGTATCCATGCTCACCGTGCCGCTTCGTCTCTTGGAACCTATTGGCACGTCGGCAAATACGCCTTTGCGTCAGCTTGACGAAAACTATTTCATCAGGATGCCCGCATACCCACAACTAGGAGCAGATTTAGATATTGATGAGTTCCTTGCAAAAGTTATCGGGTATCGCTTCTTAGCAGCGATAGGTATTTCACGATATGCGCAGATCGCCAAAGAGCTTATTGAAGCACACGAGAAGAGCGTTGTTATCCCAAAAAATACGGGAACGATCAACATGCTTGAGTTAAATGTTCGCTTCGGCGACGGCTCATCTTGGCATGAGAATTATGCTTCAGGCGACACGCATATCTCTTTTTCGAGATCGGGCATTTGGGGTAACGCAATCCCCCTTGGAGGCGGTACAGCAACGCAGACGGAGCCTACAATAACGAAGTTTGCGGATTTATCCGACGTAGCAACTCTTGAAGCGGGGAAAATGGCAGTCGTAAACGCAGCGGGCACGGGCATAGTGTTTCAAGACATCCCCGCAGCTTCAGGCGGTGGAAGCACGTCAGAGGGGTTTGAGTACGTCGAATTAGATGCAACAAACAACATCATAAACCTTGGCGGGGACAAGCGCATTATATATGTTTCTTGCAACGATAACGTAACCATAGACTTCGCAAAAGTAGGCTATGACTACGACGTAGTAAACGGCGCTAGATACACGTTTGTGATCCAACCGAACGGCTACAACGTATTTTTTAATAACGAATTGTACATTAACGGGTTAAATCCTATTGCTCCTACGGCTATGAGTGCTATAATAACTCTATTAAGCCTAGAGTACAGTTTTTACTGTATGGAACAAAAGGAGTTCTAAGATGAAATTTTTAAGAGGACTGTTGCTATATGCGGCGGTGATATTTGTAGGTGGAACGATGCAGCAAGTTATGACTATTCCATACCAAAACCCGATTAAAGACGGGCATGAGTTTACGCGCGACCTCATGGCGGGCGTTGTGCAAAAGGAGGCTATTGAGGACGTTTTTGCGGGTATCCCTATGTTTCAGAGATACGACAATGTATTTAACTTTCAGGATGCCGTTTCTTCCGATTTGTCGAAGATTACCGACAATGCCGTTGTGAAATACGACTACAATAAAGTACGCGAAATCGCTTGGCTTCCCGCGTTGAGTTTTAGCGCACAAGCGGGGGAGCTTGAGCAATATAATTTTTCGCACCCTGTAGAATTGTTTGAGGTGGTTGAGGACAAGGAATATATCATAAATCACCCCGAGGGCAGCGGGTACGATCAACCCCTGCACCTCCACCCGATAGGGGTAGGGCACACTAAAAACAAGACGTTTGTTTTTTTTGAAAATGCTCATGTAAAATATGAGTATGTAGTTCATTATCTCGACGAAGAGACGGGCGAGTTTAAAAGCATAACTTGGGTAGATCGGTACCCCGAATTGATCGGCGGCAATGCGGAGTCGGTGTTTAACTATAAAGATCAAATATTCCTAGTCGGAGACAAAGGCGTAACAGAGTTTCACGAAAACGGAAGCTTGACGCATTATCCTATGTTTAGCGGGATAATCACCACCGACGGAGTGTTTTGGAGACTAAGGGACGGAAATAAAATATACGACATCGAAAGAGAGATGATCGTGGACGCGTCAGATGAAAAATACCAACAGGCAAGGATGCTTTACCCGCTTCTTGGGCAAACAGCACGCTTTGGCGGAAGATACGTGCATGATTTAGTCAAGCTCAACCCAAAAACAAACCCCGAGATTGCAGCGAAAGAGATCGCCCTTACAAAGGAACTTTTATCCCAAACCGTGCCGTTTATGAGGCTCACGTACGAAAACGGAACGGGGGAATTGTCTTACAATACGGAAACGGGCACATTTTGGGCGGCTATTGGCGGTTTCAAAAGAGAGGATACGGGTGTTTTTGGAGCACACGCATATTCGTACGATAGCAGTCCAAACGACACGGGGGCGTTTGGAAAGCAAGACCCGAGAAATTACAACTTTATCGCACGAAGTCACAACTTTTTGTATTACGGGATGCAAAAATTCATTAGCTACGGAAAGCCCCCTAAATATGTTGTCAGAAAAATACAGATACGCAAACGCTATGATGATAAAGGGCGTGATCGTTTTGTGTACGGAAGTCAAAAATACATAGAAAGGAGCAGACCATGGCAGCAAACCAACTGATGGAAGATTTACAGCGTAGAGCGAGCGCACAACTTGGAGGAGGGTATCAAGTACCCGTGCAACAAGCGCCAGCGGATAACGCAAAATACACACATAGCTACAGCAACACGCCCGCAGAGAGAAACGGACAAACATACAACGGAACGCACACTATGACGTTTGAAGCGCCGAAAACAGCTTCGGCACAATGGGGTTCGCTTAACGACATGAAAAACCACTTTAGGGATCAGCAACAAAGATACGACCCCGCCGTGCAAGAACAGCGAGCGCGATCGGTAGGCGGTAACAGTCTTTTACAGGGCGTAGTCAATGCTAGAAATAGAGCCATGAATGAAGTTGTGTACCCTACGGCGAACATAAGAAACTCACGCGCGCTTTTGAAGCAAATGCAAGAGAACGATTACAAGCAAGGTTATTTGTCTCAAATGGGCGCAGATAGAGCACAACGCCAAAACCAATTCATAAGCAACCTTGCACACAAAAAGCAGGCTATGGACTTGCAGTCGCAGCAGTTTGATAGAACACACGACCTAGATATGCAAAACGCAAAGTACACGCGCAACGCAAAAAACAATACCACTAAAGACGCACTTGAGAGAGGGAAGCTATTTGATGCAACCTACGCGGGGAACTATGATAGAGATGCCGTTGAGTATCTAAAAAAGAACCAAGCAGATTACGATAAGCTCAAAGCCGACTATATCGCCAACGGCACATTTACCCCCGCACAATATGATGACGGAGGTTGGTTCGGCGGCGCGAGGTTGAATATGGGCAATCAAAATCAAGCAGGGCAGCAACAGACGCAAGCGCAAGAAACCAAAAATGAAGCACAAGATTTTCAAAAATGGTTAGAAGCGCGTGGAGGGAAGACCAATATTGATATTGACACAACAACTCCTATCGAAACGCAGGGCGCGAGATGGTGGGACGACCCAAAATACAAAAACAATTCTAATTCTCTCTAAAACACTCTCGTTTTGAGGGTGCCTCTTTTGCTAACCTAATACAAAAAAAAACAGGTTGGCATCTTATGGATCACACAAAGCACCCACTTTATCAAGAATACCTTAACGAAAAAAACAAATCAGGCAATCAACCACAGGCACAATCATCAACGAACGAACAACCGCAATCAAATTTCAAGGGAATAGATTACGGCATTGAAAAACACCCGCTTTATGCACAATACAAAGCAGAGAAAGCACGGACGAAACAAACCATACAAAACCACGAAAACTCTTGGAAAGACGAGATTACGCCGTACGTTCCCGATTTTGCCGAGGGCTTCGTTCTTGGAGGGGTTAAGGGCTTATCGGAATACGGAGCGTCGGGCGCGAAACTTTTAGGGTCGGACAAGTGGCAAGATAGGTTTAGCAACGTAAGACGTTTTGCAGAACAACAGATAAAAAAAGACGATAGCGAAATCGGTGCTTTTGTGGGCGAAATGATCGTCGATCCTCTTAACCTTGCTCCAGCGGGGCTTGTGAACGTCGGAACCAAAATGCAAAGAGTCGGAAAGTCTATGCTTTACGGGGCGGGTGTCGGTGCTACTACGATGGCGGCTAAAAATTACGGAAACGATGATATTACGACCGACCAAAAGATTTTCGAGATGGGAGTAGGTGGCGCGGTTAACTCCTTGATAAACGGCGTTATCGCAGGCGTTACCAAAGGAAGAGTGGCGGGGATAGATGCAGGCGCACTCAAAAACCCAGACGGCAGCCAAAAAAGCAACGAAGAGGTTTTTTCGGCACTTAGAAACAACCCCGAGGCGTTCGCTCTCAACCCGCAAGAAGCGGACGTGATCGTAAACGAGATCGTAAAAGAGCAAGCTAAATTCACGCAGCCAAAATTCGATCCGCAATTCGCAAGAGAAACACCGCGTCCACAGCAACCGTACACACCAAACTTTCAGATGCGACCAAATCATCCGCCCGCAGTTATGAGCAAACAAGAGGCACTACAAGTTATTTTGCGACATGCCAACGAGCAAGCACGCGCAAAAGGCGGAGTGCTACCATACCCGCAAGCGATTGAAAAATCCACAATGCAACCGCAACCGCAAGCGCAGCAGCAACCGATAACATTATCAGAACTTCAATCCCACCCACGCTACAATGAACTCGTAGAGATGCGCAGGGGTGTATCGGCGGCAGAGTCGAAAAACCCACAATTTATGACTACGCGAGGCGGTTATAGAGAGCTTGATGGATACGGCGGAGAGAACAAACATGCCTATGATTTTCCACATTACGAGCAAAACCAAAATTACGATTTTCACACAACAAAGCAAGACATAAACAAGCTTGAAAGCGGGAAAGTGGACAGCGAAACCCTTTGGAAGTTGCAGCAAGATTTAAGCACGCTTGATAATCACCCCGATTGGGCAAAACGTCTTGACGACTCACCCGTGAAGATGAGCGAGAGAGATTGGGAAGAGGCAAACACCGTATTCGCAAAATTTGGCGACAACTTGGCAGCGGGTACCGTTGCGGGGATAAGTGAAGATGAAAACGGCAATCTTACGTTTGATCCCGAGAAATTCCTTATCGGGCTTGGCGGGTACACGGCGGTAAAAACAGCACTCAAAAACAAGCAGGTGCAAGGAAAGCTCAAGGAGTATGCACAAAGAGCGGTTGATATGGTAGATATGAACCCTCAAGTGCATAAAGAGCGAGGCTTTAATGCGATGTTTGTCGGTGCAAAAGGTAATGAAATAGGCGCTTTTAGTGATATGGCAACAAAGAAAACCATGAGAGAGATTGACGATAGCGGCATTAATTATAAGCCGATACCTAAGCAAAAAATAGAATTTGACGGCAGAGAGTTTGAACAAAACTATGCAAGCTTAGACGAGATCATAGATCACCCTGAACTGTTTGCAAAATATCCCGAGCTAAAAAACATGCAGGTTTCAGTCAGCAATGATTTTGGCACGGGCGGAAGTTATAGTCCCGCCGTTAATTCTATTCAACTAAATAAAGGAAACACGAGAGTCAGAACGAATGAGCAGATCGCAAAACGTCAGGAGAAAATCAGAGAACTTAGCGAAAATCCGATAGACGACAACTACACAAGACTTTTGGAAGAGTTACAAAAGCCAAATATGCCAGAAGCTCACTATGAAAAAGTAATGGAATTGCTAGAGCAAACACCCACTCAAAAAAGAATAGATGCAATTGGTGAGCAAATTTTGGAGATTAAAAATAATATCTCAAAAGACGGGTCGGTACATTTAACAGATGATGGGAAATCTACACTACTTCACGAAATACAGCACTCAATACAAGAAAAAGAAAATTGGGCAAGAGGTGGAAGCCCAGATAATTTTAAGCAAGCTGCACCAGATGAGACCATTGATAAAAGAAATCAAGAATTTTCACTAATAGATGAACTTTCAAAAAAACACAAAGTCAGTCCAGATTATTTTGTAGAGAGGGGAAGTTTTAGTGATAGGACAATAGAAACAGTTAAGAGATTGGTAAAAAACGGAGATTGGGATCGTGTGGTTAAGTCAATAAAAGAGCGAGAGAATAGTCTTCTCACACCACATCAGCAATACATGAAACTACATGGAGAACAACAAGCCAGAGCCACAGCATACAGAGCCAACATGACACCAGAGCAAAGAGCAAAAGAGTCAATGTGGGATACTCTTAAAAGAAAAGAGGGCGAAGTGCCAGAGAGCATAGTTAGATATGGCGATGGTACGGCGATGATGGCGGACGAACTATCAAGCAGATACATAAAAAAGAATATGATAGATGAAAAAGCTTTATCATTGGATGCGGATGAGTTGCCAAGTCCCATAAGCAACTACAAAGATTTTATCTCAAATTTTTCAGAGTCACACGAAAGCAAAGGTACATATTTTGTAAAAACTCCTATTGGAAATGTAAAAGTAAACACAAGATATGCTTTTAATCATTTAACAGATAACACACACTTTGATGATAGGAACTACATAAGTGGTGCTTTTGTTGATACTTTAAAAAACCCTCTATTTGTAGTGGAGAAAAAACATAGCAAAGGGGTAAATCAAGTTTTTTACAAACCATATAAGCAAAATGGGAAACTTACACATTTAGCAAGTTTTACAGTTGATAACGATGGGCTAGTGCAAAAAACATTTTTTGAATTAGGAAACTTAGGAAAGCTAAAATCTTTAATAAATGTACCAAATAAAGATATGAAGTATTTTAAGCACTCCCAAGAGATTAAATCACTTGACACCCAGCAACAAGAGTTGTGGAAGAGTGCTAATGAAGAAATTATACCACAAACAAAAGAAGAGTGGAATAAAAATATTACAGAGTGGCACAAAGAGAGTCACCCGCTCACCAAAAATGAAGATGGATCGCCTAGGGTTTTTTATCATGGGACGGGAGCAGATTTTAGTGAATTTAAGCAAAATAATAGAGGTGTATTTTTTGTAAGTCCCTCAAGCAAGTGGGTAGATGATTTTATCGGCAAAGACGGAGGAATTTCTATTATGCCAGTACATATAAAAGCTTCTAATCCTTTTGATTTTGAGAACAAAAAGCACGTAACGGCATTGGCTCAACATGCTAGTCTCGGCAAGTTAGCCATAGATGAAATAAAAAAAGGGAACTGGAATCGTATAGAGGACAGGACGACACTCGAAGCAATAAAAAAACTAGGTTTTGATGGGGTATTTGTAAAAGAAAATGGAACGAAGAACTTAGCAGTTTTTGACCCCACTCAAATAAAATCCATCCACAATAGAGGAACTTTTGATGCTACAAACCCAAATATCCTTATGGCGAATGGCTCAAACGCACTAGGCGGCTCACTAGGCGGCGGAACAGTCGGAGGTATGCAAACGGCTTATGAGGACATTGTAGAGGGGAAAGATAGAACGGCGGAAGATTACCTAAGAAATATCGCCATAGGTGCCGCAGCGGGTGGTGCTATAGGTCGCAAGTTCGGCGGCAAAGCGGAGGGCACGGGGCTTTTTGCGGGCGCAAGAGCCAAAGGTTTTGACGCAAAAGCACAAGCGGGCAAGACGTTTGACGGCAAGTATGACGGGATGGAGAGGTTTGAGATCAACGACTCAATGGCGAAGCTCAAAGATATTTCGGGTTATGCGAGAACGGGAGAAACGGCAAAGCTTGAGGACGTGCTTGAGCACAAAGAGCTTTTTTATAACTACCCCGAACTAAAAGATATTCCGATTGCGTTCAAAGACGAAAAAGGGTCGAGTTTTTCAAGCGACGGGATAGAAATAGGGCTTAGAGACTACCACAACGCGGATGAGTTTAAATCTGCACTCTTGCATGAGGTGCAACACTCTATTCAAAAGCAAGAGGGCTTTGCACGCGGTGGAAGTGCACAAGAGTTTTACAACGACGCAAAAAGCAAGATAGAAACGCTCAAATATGAGCTTGAGTTTGAACCCGATGATTTTATCCGCGATAAGATGCTCCAAAAACTCCAAAAGCTTGAGAGCGAATTTAACGGCGGGGCTAAAGAAAAAGCCTTTGATATGTACCAAAAACTAGCGGGAGAGATCGAAGCTAGAGACGTGCAAGCTAGAATGGATTACACCGCTCCAAAACGCGAGGAGGTTGCGCCGTATTCGAGCGAAAATATTGCCCCCGAAGATGCTATTTTGCGATTTAACAACGCAAACGACGATATTATGAGCGGTCTTCGACAAATGAACCAAGAAACAGACGACTTTGTGGGGGTACAAAAGAGAGGGCTTTTTGATAACAACACTGATACGCTTGAGCGTCTTGCAAAAGAGCGAGCGGAAAAAGATTGGCGAAGCATCTCTCAAGACGGCGGCACGCTCCAAAACGTTAAAAACACTTTCAAGGAACTTTTCACCGACACCATGAGCGGGAAGTACCACGAGGCGCGCGATCAGGTACATGCCAACATGCAGCAAAAAAGCGTCGAGATAGAGCGCCTTGCAAAAGTTCTTGACGACCTAGACGAAGCAACCGATAAAGAGCTATACCGATACCTCACGGGTGAAGCAAACAACTTGCCCGAGCACGTCAAAAGCATTGCGGACAACATGCGCAAAACGGTCGATGATTTGGGCGCGGAACTTGTGCGTCACGGTGTGCTAGATGAGAAAGCCTATAAAGAGTGGGCGGGGGTGTATCTACACCGCCAATACGAACCGCACCTAAACCCAAAAGGGCACTTCACTAAAGGTCTAAAAATCGACAAAATCCACGAGCGCGGTATTGGCAAAGAGTTCGGCGCGGGCGACTTGAAAGAAATGACGGGGTGGCTACACAAGCAAGGGTTTTTGGATGATAACGAGCTTGTGAAGTTCGGCAGCGTTCGCGACTTGATGGCGCACTTGCACGAGGGCGGCAAATCGGGGCTGTTGAGAGAGGGAAAATTATCAATAACGCAGACACCGAGCGGTGGCATAAAACTTAGAAGAGATTTCACCAAAGCGGAACGCGAGTCAATGGGGGAGATAGAGAGCGCAAAGATGGCACTCACGAACACTCTTTTGAAGCTTAACCGCATGATCGAGCACGCGAAATTTTTAGAGCGCGCCAACCGTGTGGACGGGGTTGTTTTTAGCCCTAAAAAAGCAAAAGAGTTTTCACCGCAAGAGCTTGAGCGAGCAGGGTACTACAAAGCCGAGGGGGTGCAATACGGAGCGCTAAACGGGAAGTGGATACGCCGAGACGTTGCGGACGATATAGGGCGCACTTACAAAGATATTGCAAACGCACACGCCGACGCTTTTAGGGTTTGGAACGATTATCATAGTTTATGGAAAAAATCAAAAACGGTGTGGAACCCTAAGGCGCATTTAAACAACTATATGGGGAACCTCTTTTTGATGCACTTGGCGGGCGTGGACGGCACGGTAGGGCTTCCGAAAGCACTCTATAACGGCGTAAAACAAATGAACGATTACAAAGCTTTTGAAGCGTTAGAACTCAAACGCCTCAAAGGGACGCTCACGGGAGCCGAAGCGCTTGAGCACGTAAAACTCAACGCAAAAACAAAACTTATTCAAGAAGCCAAAGCAAACGGGGTGTTTGGGCGCAGCCAACTTAACGACATTTTGGCGGGGATGGAGCAAAAAGCGGTTAAAAAAGGCGTGCTCTCAAAAGTCGATAAATTCGCGGAAAAAGCTTATCAATTTGAGGATGATTTTAACCGATTGAGTTTTTACTTGACGCTTCGACAAGCAGGCAAAGACCCAAAAACGGCAAAGCAGATGATCGACTTCATGCTCCCCGACTACTCCAAACCTCTTCCGAAAGGGTGGAGGGTTTTGCGTGATAGTTCGGTCGCGCCGTTTATCTCATGGAGCTATTACACGATGCCCTCCATCGTAAAAATGCTCAAAACAAAAGAGGGCGCTTGGAACGCCACAAAAGTGATCGCTATGTTGAGCGGCATGGAGTACGCATTATCGCAGGGCGAGATCACGCCGCTTGATAACATCCCGTTTATGGATACGAACAAGCCCGAAGATTTTAAAGGGCGACGTTTTGTCGTAGGCAAAGACGGGGACGATTACGACACCCTCAAACTTGATAGGATGATCCCATACGCGGAGCTGCAAAATCCTATCAACTATGCAAAATCGAACGTGAGCGGGATGCTTCCAAATGCGCTTTATTCCATGAACGGGATGCAAATGTATAACGGTCGCCCGATCACCTACAAAAATAAAGGGGTAGGGGATCAGTCGATAGATTGGATCAAGCATCTTGCAAGCCAATACACGCCCGTTCCCGCCCCTGCAATGAGTGCGGTAAATATTGCGGACAAAGAGATGCGCGGCAAAGAGAGAAGCAGAACGAGCCGCACGGTGGAGCCGAGAACCCTCCCGCAGAGCCTCGTGCAGCTCTTGGGTATCAACACCCTCTCTTATGATAAAAACGCACTTAAAAAAGAACAAAAAGACTAAAAACCTCTTGGTTTGAGGTTTTTGCTTTGCATACAATAGCCATAAAAAAAGGCGTTTGTATGCAAGATAAAATTTTCGAGATAGAAAAAAAAATTTCGCTACTTCAACAAGAAGTAACCGACTTGAAAGGTAATTATGGAAGATTGCAGCATATCGAAAAAGAGATACATGCTATCAAAAATGTGGTGACGAAAATGGAGATGATCGATAAGAGTATTTTTGATCGGCTTGACGTGATCGTTAAAGCCGTGGACGGGCATAAAGAGAGTTTTGTAAAGCATGACGAGAAAGAGATGGCTAAGTACGGCTCCATAGAGGGGAGACTTTCTAAGATCGAGCGCATCTTGTATATGATGATGGGCGCGGGGCTTCTTTTTGAACTTCTACATAAGTTCGATTATATCAATATCGGGGGCTAGGCATGTGGGGTATTTTTGCAAAGCTCTTTGGGAGCGAAAACGTCATAAACAAGAGCATGAACGGGATTGACGCGTTGGTTTTTACGGATCAGGAAAAAAGTTCACACAAACTAGAGCTTTTGAAGCTGTATGAGCCTTTTAAATTGGCGCAAAGGCTCTTGGCGTTGCTGTATAGCTTCGTGTTTTTGTTTGTGTTTTTAATCGCCGTAGCGATTTGGATCATGGGAGCGTACACCGAAGATATTGAGCGTGCAGGGTACTTAATGACGATCGCCAAAGAGCTTGCAGATTGGAACATCGACACGCTAGGTCTCGTTATCTCGCTGATAATCGGCTTTTACTTCGGCGGCGGTCTTCTTGAGGGGGCGCTTACAAAATACAAAGGGGGGAACAAGTGAGAGAGATAAATAAAATCGTCGTGCATTGTAGCGATAGCAGCTTCGGGGATGCGGGGCTTATTCGTGAGTGGCATTTGGAAAGAGGTTGGAAAGATATTGGATACCACTTTGTGATCCTGAACGGGTGCAAGCGCAAAGGGGAGTTCGATGCGGATTTGGACGGAATTATCCAAAACGGGCGTGATGTTTCGGTCGTCGGGGCGCATGTGGCGGGGCATAATTCTAAAAGTATCGGGATTTGTTTGGTGGGTATGGATACATACACGGAGAAGCAGATGCTAAGTTTGAAAATTCTTTTGAGCGAGTTGATGGTGGAGTACAATTTAAAGCCCGATGCGATATTTGGGCATAGAGAGCTGTTTGCGGGTAAAACTTGCCCGACGGGGTTGGATATGGAAAAGCTTAGAAAAGAGCTTTAAAATTGTCACCGAAATTGTAACCGTAAACTGTAACAAGCATAGCAAAACTGTTACAATATTCTCGTAAACCCCGCATTTTAGGGGGATAGTCTAACTCGGCTTATGCTGTGCCTAATACCTCATCAACAGCTTTTTATTTATTCTAAAACTCTCCGTAAATTTATAACTTTTCAGATATTTGACGTTTTATTTGTTCTTTTTGTAACTATTTTTTGTTAT